CGAGACGCCCCTTAGCGAGGCTTGGTAACACTCCCGCGAACAGAACCGGGCGTTGCCCTTGGCAATCTCACTTCGCCGACGCCAGAAAGGCGTGCCGCAGTTTTCGCAATTGAAATTGGCCCCTGTTCTGATGGCCGCTGCGATCAGTGCCCGATGCTCCGGGGTGAACTTGTGGCCGGCGAGACCTTCTCCGCCGTCTGTCAGATTCAGGATGTCATGACCCACCTCACGCGCCTTAGCGATCCAGTGACGCTCCCTAGCCTGCCAATCGCCATCCGCAGGCACAGTCTCAATCCAACGAATTGCCGGTCCAGCCCCTGATTTGAGGCGCTTGCGAATCCACCGCAATACCGGGCGGTGTCCACCGGCTAAGGCCGCTTGCTTGTGAGACCTGAGACGGTTCAGTAGCGAGCGCGTCGTCTTGCCGATGTACCGAGGGCAATCGTGATTGCCTGGCTCGACAAGGGCGTAAATGCGAGTCTCGCGCCCTATGATCACGGGTTCAGCCATGCCCGCTCCTCGTCATTGATAGGGGGATACTTGCCACTGCGAACGCCAGCCTTGCGGATTTCAGCTATGGCAAGAGCCCAGCAGCCCTTGCTGTCTGCAAAGCGGTCGACCAAATCGTATTTGTCTAGAGGCTTGCTCAAGTGACCACCTCGACTTCGATGCCGTGGCAGGCTTTCATGAGCTTTTTGATAAGTACGAAGTCGCGCTTCTTGGCAGTCGGGGGCGACTTAACGTCCACGATATGGCCGAGATATATGTTTTCGTGCGCGGCGCGCTTTATCTGTTCGGTGTAAGCAAAATCCGCCGTATACGTCGCAATTTTGACGCCGTTCACGACTAAATCAAACTTCGGCTGAACATCCAGGCGCACAATATCGCCCGCAAGCTGCCGATATTTGAGGCCGTGATACACCTCAGCTTCTCTCTTGCTGTCGAATGTGTAGCCGTCCAGCTTGACCTTCTTCGCGCCGTACTTGTTGCGCTTGGGCTTGGAAGCAAGCTCCGCATAGAGGCGGTTTGTCGTCGTGCGCTTCGCCCATTGGTAGCCGGTCGTCGCCTTCACCTGTTCCATGTGCCCTCCTTCCATTCCGCTTCCGGGGCTTGCTCTGGGGAGCGGGGATCGAAATAGCGAGGCGGGCAAACCAGACCTATCGGGGGGATCGGCTTAGGCTTGCCCGGCTCTGACGACACAGGGGCTGGCCGTGTCGCGTTCTGGATGAAAGTCATGCTGCCCTCGCTTCGAGGATCGCACGGCCAATGAGTTCGGGAATTTGAGGTACTACGGCGTTTCCGAGGGCTCTAAGGCGGTCCACTCGCTTGGGAACCCCATGAGCCACTCGACCCACGTCGGGTTCAACTGCCCACCAACTGCTTGCGGGAGACAGTCGCCAGCCTTGCTGCCCGTTCTCTCCATCCGCGATCTGCCAGGAGAGCGGTAATCTCGCGCCACGGGCGTCGGCCACATTGCGACATAGGTCTCGAGGTTCGGGAAAGTCTTGAATCTCTCTGGCGCCTTTGCCACTGCCTCTTTTGTGATTGTTGCTGCCATTGCGCTGCACGCTCTTGGGGTTGGCAGCCAACCAGACGCGATCTCGGCGGTGAGGGGCACCAATGGCGGAAGCCGGTATGCAATGCCACTCCGCATCAAACCCGATCGAGGCCAGGTCTCCGAGTACTCGGTCAAGCCCCCTTCCAAGCAATGCTGCGACGTTCTCCACGATGACGTGTTGGGGTCGTACTTCGCCAATAAGACGGGCGTACTCCGACCATAAGCCTGACCGCTCACCAGCCAATCCAGCGCCGAGCCCAGCGGTTGAGATGTCTTGGCAGGGGAAGCCGCCGCAGATGACATCGGGAACAATTCCGTCTGCCGCAAGTCTTCCGGCTGTGAGTTCTCTGACATCCTCGTATTGCCTCACATTCGGCCAATGTTTCGCCAGAACCTTCCGGCAGAATGGATCTATCTCACAGAAGGCGACCGTCTCAAAACCGCCCGTGCGCTCAAGCCCAAGCGAAAAGCCGCCGATACCGGAGAACAGGTCCAATACCTTGAGCTTCGTCATAACGCCTCTATCTCCCGGTACTTAAGCCGGGTCTTTGCTGCGATGTATTGGAGAGGCAATCCACGCCGCTTCATCTCCAGCGCGTTGTGATGCTCTACCGGAGACTTGGGCTCTGGAGGTTTCTTGACCGCTGGAGCCAAGCGCTTGTGATGACGTGCCGATGGCGCATGTGGCCCAGCCTCGCCACGGAGTATCCTGCCGACATACTGTCGGTTAAGGCCGAAGGCTTCGCCTATGGCCGTGTTGCCCATGCCTTGCCTGGACAGCCGCTGCATTCGTTCAACGTCTTCGGAGGTGATCATTTACCCTTCCTCTTCCGGCCCACCCTCATCGCCATAGTCAAGACGAAATTCGACGCCACGTAGAGACGGTTGGAAAGTCTCAGCAACCCTCTGGCGATAGACACGCTGTACGCATACGCCTCACCAGTTTGTTTTGACCTGAGATAGGCTGTTTCGACTTCGGGTCTGTTCGCATTGCCCTGATTTTCCGTGTCATTGTTCTCACCACCACAGAGAGAACCAAGGACACGGGGGCAAACATGAGGAATGGAAAATGGGGAGCGGAGCATACGGGAGTCCGCTCCCCAGAGTTGGCGCAATGGGAGAATGGGAGGAACCATTGCGCAAATGGATTTCAGTCGATCGGAAAGCTGAGCAACGGCGTCGTCAGGCGCGTTCGCTTTGTGAAGCAAAGGCATTAGCGGCAGGCTGGCCCCTCGCCTCGCTGCTAGGGCGCTCGTGATGTATCGCGTATACCCGAGCGCCATCTACTTCTTCGCCTCTTTGTTGAGGCGGGCCACGAGCGCGGCTGCTTCGGCTTGGCTGTATACTTTGCAATGATCGCGCTCAATAATCTGTTGGACGGTCCAAAGACCATGAGACACGTCATCGGAATACTGACACCATTTGTATTGGTACGTTTCCTGTCGCGAAACGGCCTTGCTCATAGCTCCTCCATCCCCTCGCTTGTGCGGGACGGCGGAAGCTCTTTGAACCAGCCGCGCGCCGAAGAGACGACCATCAACACAAGCGCGATGATCGCAGCAAAGCCGATGAGATATGCAGCCCAGGTCAAGCCCATGATGCTTCGCTCCAAACGAGTTTGGGCCACACCAACCGCACATGGCGATCAGCGTGGCCCTGGCGCCCCACTCGGCTCGCGAGATACTTCCCCGCGTAAATGGAAATGACGATGGCTGCGAAGAGAATGGTCATGAAGCATCGTCCAGTTCGATGACATTCCCCGACTTCATCGCAGCGAGCTTCGCCCGCAGCCTGTCAGTATCGGCGCGCATTGACGCAACCTTTGCGTCAGCAAGGGCGACAAGTTTCGCCGTCATGAACCCTAACCAGAAGGCGAAAACGACTGCGTACTCGCCGAGCCATTCACTCATCCCCGCACCCCATGAGTGTTTGCTATCGGTGATAAAGAGACGTGTGCGAACAGTTGCGATTCGCTACGTTGCGAAAGTTCACGTTGAAGTTGCGCAAGTTTTAAGCAATCATCCGTCCCAGACGGCGATGGCCGGGGGAGCGGCAGTTCAAGATGGCTGTAATGACGGCGCCTGCGGCATTGCAGGCGGACGAACCCGCTTGGTCTTTCGTCAACGAGGGCGAGTCCTATTCGGACGGGCAATTCAATTACTTCACCGCGTATTTCATCGAACCGGGGACGAACCGGCGTCATGTGATCTGCCGACTTATTGTGCCATTGGAAGTGGCCAAAAAGGTCAGGGATCAGGCGACGAAGAACTGGGCGCGCGGGGGCCATTAAAGGGCCCCCCTCGGATACAGGTCTGGACGTAGCTCATAGCGTGGAACGCCGGTGTGGACCTCGATAGCGAGGACACGTTCAGCCGGGATTCGCTTCCATTGAAAGACGGCCTGTCGCGAGACGCCGAGAGAATGGGCTAGAGCGGAAATCCCGCCTGCTTTCTCAGCCGCTCGCGAAACGATTGGTATTGGTTTGGTAAGGGCCATGACAAGCCACTTACCACAGGACGATTTACAGTGTCAATCTATAATTGCGAATGGCGATAGGGCGTTGCGGACGCCACATTCGGCCATGACGGAATCAACCCACGTAGGAGTCGTGATCGGTCGCCTGCTCAAGGCGCACCGGATGTCCCAAGCCGAACTTGCCCGAAAACTCAATGTCACGCGGCAAGCGGTTGGCGCCTGGTTGGCCGGCACAAACGACCCTACCCTCTCCGCAATCGTGGAAATATCGCGTATTTTCAATGTTTCGTTGTCAGTGTTCGGCGACGAGGCCGTTGAAAAGCCGTTGCTCGACAATGAATTGCGCCAGTTGCCGCCTGAGCTTTCCAGCTATCTTGTCAGGCTATGGCGGGAGGAAATTCGCAGAGCGAAAAAGATAGGTAAGCTCGACTGACATATATTTTTTGCTTGCCGTGACAATTATAGATTGACACTGCCAACCGCTAATGTATATTGCTCTCCATAGACACGGAGAGAGCAGATGGGTTGCGACATCCACGGAACGATCGAAATTCTCCACAACGGCAAGTGGGTTACCGAGCGCGACATCCACCGGACGCCTGCCGAAAATCGCAATTACACGCGCTTCGCAGCGCTTGCTGGCGTCAGGGGCAACGGACCTGACCCGCGCGGCATTCCGCCCGGAATTGGCGAAACTACACGATACCTGATTGATCGCATCGGCGTCGATGGCCACTCCCACTCATGGCTGCCTCTCTCCGAGGCTGGCCAGCTTTTTCTCGACACCGAGTGGGATGGCGTTGAGCGGACGGAATACATGATGGAGTACCCGACCAGCTATTACTTTGAAACCGACGACGAGCCAAACAAGCAGCGCCGTTTCGTTTTCTGGTTCGACAACTGAGCGCCGCCTAACCTCAACACACGGAGAGAGACAGATGGGAACGCGCGACGAATTGGACTTGGACAAGCTCGTCCCGATGGACTGGCGAAAAGCGGACTACCCAATGAAGGTTGAGGTTGCCTGCGAACTGATACTCGGGCGAGACCTCGCGCAAACGATCATCAAGAGCCAAGGAGTTCACTGGGCCATTGTGGCGGCAATGACGAGCGCAACGACTGACCAAGACCAGGGCGCGATAGAGACTTTGCGGCAATGGCAGCGCGACGAAAACGAACGGGATTCGAACTACGAGCCTCCCCGCGCCTAACCCCACCTCAACACACGGAGAGAGACAGATGAACACCTATCGCGGTTACTCCTACGACATGAATGCCGACGAGACTTGGGCTTGGGTCGATGAAGACGGTTTTCAGCACGGCGATTATCCCAATTCTGACGCCTGCATGGACGCGATCGACGCGCACAAGAAAGCGCAGCGTCTCGCCAAGCCAGCCGCCTGACCACCACTACAGGGGAATGCAAGACAAATGGCGAATGAACGGAAATGGACTGGTGGACCTTGGAGCGCAACACGTTCCGATCCGGCTGAGGGCTTCGATGTTTGGTGGCTCACAGCAGGCGCGGGCAATGCGGAAACCGACATTGGCAGCATCACTGGCGGCAAACTTCTGGGCAAGTCCGAAGCTAATGCGCACCTCGCAGCCGCCGCTCCAGACCTTTTTGAGGCGCTGCAAGCCGCCATGCCATTTATTGACGACGCTGAGGACGTGTACTCGATTTTCCCCGACAGCGCCGCAACAGCCAAGTGTCGCGAGATGGTCGCAAAGGCCCGCGCCGCTCTGTCCAAAGCAGAGGGAAGATAGCCATGGCGAATGAACCTAAACTGGCATGGGCGATCCGCAACGGCGACGGAACGCTGCGTGATGGAACGTATTCTTCCGCTCTTGCTGCCATGCGCCACGCTCCAGGCGGCGATTGGTACTCCGTCATTCAAGTTGAGGTGCGGGAGGTCCTCGCCTCACAGCCAGATCAAATCGAGGAGGCGGCGCCGCAAGAGCCATGCGGACACATTGCAATTCATACTTTCGAGGACGGCTCCGAGCAATGCAAGGACTGCCTTCGCGTGTGGCCTTCTGAGACAGTGGAGGCTGCATAGCCATGACCACTCTCGACAAGCAAGCACTGGAGAAGGCGAAGCAGGCCTATCGCAAGAACCGCGTATCAATCGAAGATGGGCTAGAAGATGCGATCCGCGCCTATCTCGCAGCCCTGCCGCCAGCGACCCAGGCTTGGGGCATTCGTCTCCATAACTGCGTCGGAGGCGTCGCTGGCATCGCTAGCTACTCAGAACATGACATCAAAAAGTGGTGCGAAAACGGCGAAGTGCCGTGCCAAGTCGAACTTCGCGAGGTCCGCGATGCCTGACCGTCTCCGATCCTTCCTTCAATCCGGGCTCTGCACATGCTCATTCATGACGCTGACATGGGCGTGGTGCGCGGCGTGGGCGACATACTGGGGAGTAATGCTGTGAAGTACCTCACAAAATCCAATGGCGTTGTCGGTTTTGAATATGCTGGCTTTGACGACTTTGACGATGTGGTCGCGGAGCTTGCCAGGAATGGCGACGATTTCATTTCCTGCCTAGAGTTTGAGCCAGCAGAGGTTGGCGGCGGCGGAGTGTACTTCGACGTGACGCACAAGGCTTGCGACGCGTTCCTCGATAAGTACGGCGACAAGGTCGAGATCGCTTGGGACGGAGAGCTTCAAGTCCCGAAGATCGTAAAGGACAAATGCGCCGACCGTGTGGCGGAGATTGAGGGTGAAGCCCTTGATTGGGAGGCGGAAGTCCGCGCCATGAACCGGGACTATTACAACTCACTTGGCGTGAGCTTCACCCGATGAGCCGCAAGATCATCACCAAGTATCGGCTTACGCCATTACCGTGGCGAAAGTTTGATTGGACCGCCTTCTATGACGGCGAAGAAGACCTTGGCCTCTATGGCTATGGCGAGACGGAAGCGGAAGCCATTGCCGAACTGAAACTCGAATGCCCCGATGAGGACGAAGATGGACTGGACACAGGCGACCACGGAACTAGCAGCCCCGCTCAACTCGGCGCACGTTAAGTCGCGCGAGCAGTCTGGACGCAAACTCTCTTACATTGAGGGATGGCACGCAATTGCCGAGGCCAACCGCATATTCGGATACGAATCTTGGCAGCGCGAAACTGTGCAGATCGAGAAGGTTTCCGAGCATCAGCGCAAGATCGGCAGGCCACCAAACCAGCGCGACGGGTGGGGCGTAACATACCTCTGCAAGGTCCGCGTTACTGTTGCCGGTGTGACGCGAGAAGGCGTCGGCGCAGGGCACGGCATAGATGCGGACTTGGGGCTGGCTCATGAAAGCGCCGTCAAGGAAGCTGAGACGGACGCGATGAAGCGAGCCTTGATGACCTTTGGCAATCCGTTCGGGCTTGCCCTCTATGACAAGACGCAGGCCATGGTGACGGATGAGCCGCTGGCAGACCTGACCGGCGATCCAAGTGCCAAGCTGTACAAGACGACGGCGACAACGCCGAAGGCCCAAGCGGCGCAAAAGAACAATGGCGATTTCAGCATATACGAGCGCGAAATCCGCATGGCGACTTCGATTGAAGCTCTCAAGGAATGGGGGGCTTTGCGCCGTGCCGACATTGACAAGCTGCCTCCCGCAGCGGTTGACGCCTTGCGTGAGGAATATGACGCCCGCAAGCAAGAGCTTAGCGCGAGGATCGCCGCATGAAGACCGACCTCGACAGAGCCCCTATCCAAATGCGCCGGACCAGGGCCGCATTAGTGCCGGTCGGAGCCTTCGATGACGAAAGGCTAGAGCAGTATCCGGAGGGAGCGATTGTCGAGGTCACAATCAAGCGCAGGCGGTCGAACCCTCAGAATGCACTCTACTGGACAACGCTGGCAAAGGTAGTCGAGGCCACGGGCTCGTACCCGTCAGCAGAGAAGCTCCACGAGGCGATTAAAATGGCGCTTGGGTATACGATGCCTGTGAAGATGCTTGACGGGACGATCATGTATCTCCCCGACTCGACTGCATTCGGGCGTATGGACGCTGCACAGTTCAAGAGCTTCTTCGACCGCGCCGTCGAACTCCTAAATCGCCTTACCGGAACCGACGTGCTTAGCGAGGCCGCCTAATGCGCAGTCACCGCGCTGAGTTTCCAAAGAGTGTGAAGGAGCAAGCCTATGCGCGATGCGGAGGACGGTGTGAAGGTCCAGATTGCGGACTTCGATTCGACGGGCGCACTCCCCATTACGATCACTTTCCGATTGCCGCCGCGCTTGGCGGGCCTGCCACCCTTGAGAACTGCCGCGTACTGTGTCCGCCGTGTCATCGGCGCATTACTAACACTGTGGATATGCCTCGAATATCTAAGGCGAAACGCATCGAAGAAAAGCGCATCGGCGTCCGAGTAAAGCGGTTTCAGTGGCCTAAGCGTAAACTCAACGCATTCCAAAGAGGGGCTTAGACATGACGATCAGCGACGACATGACCTTGAGCGAAGCACTCGCAATGCACGGCATAGAGCTTAGACCTGGACAGACCAGGTGCAAGCGGAAGCTGTACCGCGACGGGGCATATACCGGTTCTGTCACCGCAGCGCAGGGCTGGAATTTGGTTGCGGCTTTGAGCACGCGATCGTCCTATGCCGATCTCACCATCGAAGAACATGCGGCCAAATTCGTCGGGCTGAAG